CGAGGTCGGTCGCACCTTGCTCCGGCGGAGGCGGCGGAGGGAGCGGGGGCGGGGCCTTCGGGACGTTCGGGCGGGAGGCGATGCACATGGCTACGGTGATTGGCGCTTGGCGTGTTGGGTGAGGAGCCGGACGAGCTCGCGCTTGCCGGCGTACCACCACACCTGGCGATCCGTGGCGTCGATGTCGGGGCACCGCTCGGGGAAGGTCTCCTCGAGCCAGCGCACCAGCTCGGGCGGGATCGGCGGCGGGCCCTTCAGGCGGGGGTCAGGTGTACTCACGGTGGCGCATCTCCCGGAGCCGCTTGCGGATCGACAGGCGGCGGTCGTGCTCGCCGGGCGGGAGGAGCTTCCCGGGCGAGGCAGGCTCGACGCTGAGCACGAGGTCGGCTTGCTGGCGCTTCTCGTAGAGGAACGTGCGCAGCCGCATCAGGAGGCGCCGCGCGATCGGGCCGGAGAACGAGAGCTGATAGGCGTGCTTCCTGGAGAGCGTGCGCCCTTCGCGGCTGAGCTGCCGCAGGGTGCCGGCCTCCAGGCGCTCCTGGAGCCAGAGCAGGATGGGGAGGCAGGTGGTGGTGTAGACCACGCGCGCCGTCCCGTCCCATCCGATGTAGCCCTCGCCGTCGGTGTAGCCGCCGAGCCAGGCGAAGAACTCCACTTCCCCGAAGAAGGGGGCAGTGGGGGTAGTAAGTTCGGCAGCACCGCCACCGAAGTCAGGTCGCACGCTGGGCCTCCTCGCGCTCCTGGACCATCTCCGCGTTCCGCGCGTAGCCGCAGATGTCCACGAGGTTGTCGGGCTGCGGCTTGTTCGCGTCGCGCGAGACCTTCAGGAGGACCATCATCATGCACACGTCGCGCGCGCTGAGCTCGAGGTCCACCCCGAATTTTCTTCGCACATAGGCCGACCAGAGCGCGGCCGTGTTCCCGTGGTTGTCGGCCGGGTGGCCGTAGAAGCGCTGGCGGTCTTCGGCCGTGATCTGGGCCGCTTGCTCGAGGATCGTCACGCGGCGGCCTCCACCGCGGGCGGGGCCCACAGCTTGACCAGACCCTCGGCGCGCGAGTAGTACCCACGGCGCAGGACGAAGGCGAGCCGCGCCTGGTGCACGGCCCCGTGGTAGTCGATCCCGGCGCCGACGAAGGCGAGGCGCACGGCCTCCCAGCTCGGGCCCATGGCGAGGATCTTCGCCGCCCGCTTCGGCCCAACGCCGGGGCAACCGGGGAAGTTGTCGGTGCGGTCGCCGGTGAGCGTCAGCGTGTAGTGCGCGAGTTGTGCGGACTCCTCCGAGACCTCGCGCTCCACGCCTGTGTCGAAGTTGTAGTGCCAGCCCGGCACCGTGAGCATGTCCTTGTCGATGGAGCAGATGATGCGCCGCTCATCGTCGGGCGCGTGCGTCGCGAGCAGGCCGAGCACGTCGTCACCCTCGAGCCGGGGCTCCCGCGCGACGTTGCACTTCGCGATGATCTCCTGTTCCAGCTCGCTGAAACCGAGCGGCTTCGGCACCGCGCGGCGATTCGCCTTGTACGTCGGGTCGAGCTCCTTGCGCCAGTTGGCGTGCCGGTCCCCGAAGGCCACGCGCACGTCGCGCGTCTTGAAGCGCTCGCGCAGCGTGTTGAGCGTGCCGCGGAAGTGCGTGATCGCCTTCGGGATGTTGACGGACTGCACCACGTCCCCGTCGCCCCAATCCACCGTCGAGCCCGCGGCGAGGACCGCCCGCCAGAGTGCGATGTCACCGTCGAGTAGAACTACGTTCTTCATGCTGCCTTCGCTGCCCACGTCGGGCCGTTTACCACCTTGGACTCGAGGGGCACGCGCAGGCGGAAGTGCCGGCCGGCTTCTGCGATTGCGTCCCGCAGCGCCTGGGCGACCACCCCGGCGTCCTCCGGCCGGCACTCCACTACGATCTCGTCGTGCACATACCCCACTTGCTTGAAAGCTACCCCGAGCTCCCGGAGGCGGCGGTGCAGCAGGACGATCGCCTTCTTGCCCACGATCGCGCCCGCGCCCTGAATGAGCGTGTTGAGCGCGGCGTGCGCGTAGCGCACCCAGAGGCGCCGGCCGTCGAGCGTGACCACGTAGCCGTACGCCTTCGCGTCCGCGGTGGCGCCGGCGATAACACGGCCGAGTCCGGGCAGGGAGGTGAGCAGCTTCTCGCGCTTGAGCTTCCCGAATGCGCGGCTCCCCCCGAGGATCTCTCCGGCCTTGGTGTCCTGCGCCCCGTAGAGCACGGCGTAGAGGAACTCCTTGGCCTTCGCACGCGTCGGGATCCCGAGCACCTGCGCATTCCGAGTGTGAATGTCCCCCTCGAGCAGGAACCGCCCGAGCTCGCCGCCGTCGAAGCGCGCGGCGTAGTGCGCGAGGAGCCGCGCCTCGATGCCGGACGCGTCGCCGATGACGAGCACGTAGCCGGGCGCCGCCACCCAGCACTCGCGCATCTCCGTCCCGTACTCGGCGTCGGTCGTCGGGACGTTCCCCGTGTTCGGCTTGCGGTGCGTGCAGCGCGAGGTCACGGCGCCATTGTGCGCCACGTAGCCGTGGATGCGGCCGTCGGGCTGGACGAGCTTCAGCCACGCGTTGTCGCCTTCGGCGAGCGTGCCGAGCCGCTTCTGCACAAGCGCGTGCTCGGCGAGCATCTTGGCCTCCGGGTAGGGGAGAGCCGCCATCACGGTCTCGTCCACCTTCGGGAGCCCGGTCGGCGTGAACTCTTTCGGCCGCCAACCGTGTTTCTCCGACAGCCCGCGCGCGATGTGCTGGCGCGAGTTGGGGTTGAACGGCGTAACGTCCTCGCGCCGCAGCTTCTTCTTCGGCGTGTAGCGCACGTCCACGAAGTCGGGGAACGCGGCGCGAATCAGCGTGTCCAGCTCGGCGCGTCGGGCCATGAGCTTCGCCACCAGCTTCTCGGCGCGCGCCACGTCGAAGGCGAAGCCCGCGTCGATCTGGCGCTGGATGCACAGGAAGAACTCTTGCTCGAGCTCGATCTGTTCGCGCGTAGGCTGGTGCCCGTTGATCTTCCGGACGAGCTTCGCGAGGACCACCACGTCCTGCGCGCAGTAGTCGAGCATCTCTTGGGTCAGGGTCTCCCAGCTCTCCGGCCGCTCGCCCTTGCGGTCGCCGAAGCGGTAGCCCCACGCCTCGATGGTGTTGCGCCCCTGGACCTTCTTCGGGAGCTCGCGCTTGCTGATGGCGTCGAGCGCGCGCAGGTGCTCGTCCGGCCACACGCTCGAGGCGACCACGCGCGAATCGAACACGCGCCCCTTGGGCTTCCAGCCGTACACCTTCTCGAGCGCAGGGATGTCGAAGAGCAACGCGTTGTGCGCGCCCACGGCCTCGGCCTTGTCCATGAGCGCGAGCATCTCCGCGAGCGTGCCCGTGCGCGGGAGCGCCGGGTCGTCGTGATAGCGCTCCACCGTGAGCGACTCGTCGCGCACGAGGCAGCCGCAGTGCACGCGCGTCAGCTTGTCGAGGAGCCCGTCCGTCTCGAGGTCGAAGAGGATCCTCACGCGGCAGCCTCCGCTGGCTCTTCGAAGCAAGTGACCTCTCGGTAGCGCCCCGTGGTTGGGTCGTACTCGAGGGAGCCCGCCGCGCCGAGCGAGCCGAACTGGCGGTTTTTCATGACGTAGAGGTCCGCCGCCGCGTCACTCTCCTGGTCGGTCTGGTTCCGCGCGAGCCCGATGACCGCATCGGAGACGTGCTCGATCGCGGCCGAGCCGCGCAGGTCCGAGAGCAGCGGCACCGCCCCCTTCTCGAAAGGCTTCTGGCCGCCGTCGCGGCGCTTGAGCTGCGACAGGAGGATCATGCCGACGCCCGTCTCCTGCGTGAGCTGACGCAGGCCCGTCATCAGCACGTCGATGTCTTTGCGCTCGTTGTCGGACTCGTTGCCGGAGACCGCGATCGTGAGGTGGTCCAGGCAAATCCATCCGCAGCCCAGGCCCTTCGCCATGTAGCGAATCCGGGACAGCAGGCGCTTGCTCTCGAGGCTGCCGAAGTGATCGTAGCAGGCGAGCCGGTCGCGGAGCCGCTCCTCCCAGAGTGAGCGCAGCGCCGTCCAGTCCGTCGCCGTTTCGGTGCGCAGCGGGCGGTCCATCAGGAGCCCGAGGAACCCGAGCACGGACACGCGCGCGCTCTCCTCGAGCCCGATCCACCCGAGCTTTTCTCCCTGCGCCATCAGGTGGGCGCCGAGCTCGCGGCAAAACGTCGTCTTCCCGATCCCGGTGCCCGCGCACACGGTGAGGATCTCCTGGCGGCGCAGGCCGTGGAGGCGCGCTTCCAGGCCCGCCCAGGGGAACGGGATGGACTGCACCACCGGGTCCGTGGTGATGCGCTCCCACAGCGCTTCGCCTTCCAGGATCCCGTCGGGCCGCCACGAGCGCGCCTCCCAGCAGGCGTTCACGAGCTCGCGCGCCTTGCCGGCCTTGAGCATGTCGCTCGCGTCCTTCAGCGGCAGTTGCGCGATCTTGGCCTTCCCCGGCACGAGCACCGGCGCGGCCGCAGCCACGGCCTTGCGCCCGTCCTCGTCTTGGTCGAACAGGAGAACGACCGTCTCGAACTCGGAGAGCCACTCGAGGTTGTCGAGGAAGGCCCGCTCGGCGGAGCCGGCG